CCCATAACTAAAGAGTGTTGAATTACTTTTGCTAATTTGTTTCTTTCTTTTTCAGTATACTCTGCTAGTACTTCAGGTATTACAACTGCCTCCCAAACCTCAGCGCTAGTCGCAACAACCTCTCCATCAGGGTTCGTGTAAGTGTTGCTATACACATCCACCTCATAACCTTCCTGTAACGCTAAATAAGTATAATGTATATTGCCATTGTCTAGCATCCATTTAGCCAAAGGATCGTATCCATAAGGTTCAGCGAGACGATGTGTTAATCCAACGTTCCATGATAGATTTCTACCTTTACGCTGTCTATATCTCTCTGATGCTTCAAAATATTTAATATCTGCAAACCCATCTTCTAAGTATTCAACTTTCAAAGCAAAGAAGTTTACACATAGTTCATCTGGACAACCATCATCAGAACTAAATCTAATGAAATGGTGTTGATCCATATAGTCTACACCTTCTTGTCTTTTATAATCTACTTCAAATAAATATTCAACTCCTCTTACTTTACCTACAGTAGCCGCATCACTGTAATTAGATTCTGTTCCATCGTAAAATGTTTGGGCTTTATTTTCATAGCCGAATCTAGCTATTTTACGTAGACCTATGGTAAAGTTATAATCATAAGGAGTTGAAATAGTCTTTGTAGACAAACCATTATCTACAGAGAAAATATCAACATCAGAAAGCGACGTACCACCGTTCACGGCAGCGTAGAACGTCGAGTACTTCAACATCTTCTTAACGTCCTTAATTCCATATGTTTGAGCTGTTATTATACCAGGTATAATAAACAGTAATAATATTAGTCTTTTCACCATTTTTATATAGTCACTTATTTTTTGAATTATTTAGTTAAAGCTCTTCCCTTAAACGCTCTTCCTACAAAACCGCTTTTCTTTTTCTTTTTCTTTTGACTTTTGATTTTTTCTTTAACGTCTTTGATTTTATCACTATCTCCAAGCCCAATATTCCACTTGCTCCATCCCGCAAACATTAAAGCTCTTTGAAGCGCAGTATGTTGATTATCTAAAGATTCTCTTACGTTTTGCGTCTTATTATACAATCTATTAAGTGGAACATTTGTTATAGCCTCTATATAACTCGTGTTAGCGGACCATTGTGGGTTATCCATATCAAACGTTTCCATTTCATCTATTACTTTCTTGTTATAGTTAAGAGTTCTTTCTGCGTTAACTATTTTTCTAGCTTTAATACCAAGAGGAGGAGAAACATTTAGTGCTTCAACAAGAACCGAAGCTTCATCTCCATTCCAATCTTTCTCTCTTTCTTTGTGATATGCAAAAGCCATGTTTTTTAACGTAGAAATTGCCGCACCCCAAACACCAGAACCTCTTAACACAGAGTCAAGCGTACCGTTTATAACTCTTTCTTTTTTAGCTAATACTCTTTTATCCTCTTCATCATCATCAAACATCATCATAAATAACGCTGATTGTAAAGAATAAAACACTAAATTTTGTATCGCGAAATAATAAGCTATCCTTGATAGATTAGACATGTCACTTTGTAGTTGCGTTTGATTACCAGGTGTTATTCTTCTATTTTTAATATCTAAAAATGCTTTCTTACCTAATCTATTGAACTGAGATGTAACATTTTGGAAAGCTAATATAACTTTACCAAGTGGTGAAGCTTGTTGTTGCGAAACCATATCAGGTCTTGCTGACTGCTGAGTTGCTTCTGCTAATATTTCAAAATCAACAAAAGCTTTTGCTTCAGCCTCTTTCTTGCTCATACCTTCTTTTAAGTAGGTGTTAATTCTATTTCTTAAGAACGTTGCGCCACCAGTAGCGATTGCTATATTATCCCCAATTTGAGTAGGCAAGAAACCTAATTCTAACAATTTCTTTATTACCGCTTGAGCTGGATTTTTAGCGCCTTTAACTGAAGCTGCTAGTTCAGCACCATTAACATCCGTTTTAATTCCTTTACGTCTTTGCTTCATAAAGTCAGAGTTAAATATAGTAGCCCAATCAGCCCAATATTGTTTTTGATTAGCAAAAGCTTTAGCAGCTGATATTATATTGTTATCAGCATAGTTAATAAAGTTAACTAAAGACATTTGCTGTAACACAGCAGATCTAGCATTAAAGAACATTGTTGCAGCTACAGAACCGTTTAAGTAATTAAGCCATTGGTTTGTCTGTTTGTTTTGACCACTAGGTCTATTTTGACCAGTCTTAATTCTATACAACATGTCTTTAAGAGCGCTAACAACATCAGCTCCATAGGCTGCTTCTATTTTGTTTAAGTTTTCTTGCGAGAATATTGTTTCAACATTTTCATTAAACTCAGCGAAAAACTCTCCTCTTCCAATTCTACCAGTTGCATCATCTAAATCTGTTCTTATATCTCCAGCTTCCCAACTTTCAGTAGGCGCAACATATTTATCTTGTTTAGATATTACGTTTAAAGTCTCAGCGTAAGTTTGTAGTTCAGTATCACCCACAACCAAATCAACTAATTTCTGTTGATCAGTTGGGGATAATCCAGGAATTTCATTACCATGTTTGTCCCATAAATAAACTCTTATAGCGTCTTGGTATGTGAAATCACCATCTGGAGTTTTCTTTGTTAGTTTCTTTTTAACGTCTTCAAATTGTTTATTTAATGATTTATAATCATTAGCAATAGATTGTTTAACTGCGTTTAATTCTCTATAAGCTCTGTTTAATGGTCTAATTAAAGCTTTTTCAAAGAAATCTCTATGAGCATTACCTTCTTTTCCTTTACCTATAAAGTTATATAATAACCCAACAAAATCCTCGTGCGATGGTGGTATAAAGAATCTAAATTTACCTTTACTTTCTCCACGCTTTCTAGCTTTAATAGCTGAAAATCTTTTCTTAGATTCAATACCAGTTACATCTTCTAGTATATCATTAAAGTTTTTATCCATTGATTTACTAAATTCAACTTTAGCTTGTTGCACTTTAGATTTAACATCGAATTGATCTAACATGTTTTTAACAGCTTGTACGTTTTGCAAAGCATCATCAGCAAAATAGAAGTCATTAAAACCTTCACCAACTTTATCAGCTATCCAAAGAGCCTTAGCTTCCGATGTAGAGTTAGCTAAGCCAGTAATATTTTTTATTGGTATATTTAAACCATTAGCTTTTAAGAAATCAAATATAGCTTTAGCGGCTTGTGGTGGTCTAGCTGTTAGTACAAACATATTTTCAGGACCAAACTTACCCTGTAACTTTAATGCTTTTTGAAACAATGGCGCTAACTTACCTTTTACAACCTTATTAAAATCAGAGAAGTCAAATGTAAAACCTTTATCTAACAAATCTTCGTACGTGCTAGCGTATTCTTCAGCGTTTAAAGTTCCTGTAGTTCCATCTGGTCTAGTAAATTTAACTAAAGATTTAGTTGTAGCTAACGTGTCATCAAAATCTAGAACGGTAATACCTTTAGATTCGTTATTAGCGGATCTAGAGTGGTTTACCGACTTATTAAGTGTTTGCTTATCTTTGGCTTCTTGCTTTTGTTTAATAGCTAAAACCTCTTTACTGTTCATTAAATCAGTTGTTCCTGCTGCTGTACCTATACTTTTGTCAGATTTTAGTTTATCTAATGTTGAAGGTGGTATAGTTGGTATTGCTCTAAAACTAAGTTTAGTGTTACCGGTTTTTATCTTCATTTTAACTCCTTCTTGCGCTGTAACCGTTTGTTTTTGAGAGTTAGACCCAACGCGTAGTGTTAGTTTTGCCTTGCCCTTGAGTGGTGGTAGCCCAAGTATATTTCCAACGTCGTTAAAACCACCCATGTAAAATAAACCTCTACCCATCATTTGCATTACATTTGTAGCGTATTTCTTTTTATTATATATCTCACTAACAACGTCTAAATCAATTTCCATCTCAGCAGACAAAGCATTTATATAGCTATTATAAACAACTCCGTCTATAGTAACAGATTCGTTTTTTAGCATGTTATACAGGTGAGTAGGCATTATAGTAATATCGTCCCAACTATAGTCTTCTTTAGCTAGTCTTTCTCTAACCACCTTTATTCTTTTTTGAACTTCTTTGCCTAGCGGGAGTATCTTTTTGTTAAAACTGTAATCTTTTTTAATAATGAATTTTCCAGTTTCTTTATCAACAGCAAAAGTAACACTACTGTATTGTGCGTTACTCATTTTAGCCTCAATATTAAAAACTTGATCGTATATTCTTACTATAGCGTCTGGCTTACCGTCAACTTCAGTAGGTTTTCTTAATACAGCCTCTATAGCTTCTGTTCCAAATACTTTTTCTAACTGTATTATTTGATCTATCAAAGCGGATTCGTAAGCTTCACCTCTTTTACCAGCCGCAAATAACTTTTGATAAGCTTTTTGTATATATTTTTGGTCGTTTTTATTCAAAGATATACCAGCGCCCAATATATCATGATAAACAAAACTAGCTGCTTTTTTACTAATATTTGAATACTTAGGCATTAATGCCCCCTTGAGATCAAATACTTCTTTTCCTATTGACAATTCATCTATTAAAAAGTCAGCTTCTGCTTTTTCTTTTTTAGAAAAATTAATTATATCTTTGTAATTACCTTGAAGTTCTTTCTTTTGTCTATTTAAAGAATTTGCAAACTCACGCAGTTTTGCTTTTGTAACTGCGTTAATGTCTTTAGAGTTTTCTATTATTTCGTTATTAACAATATCTTCGGTCATCGATTCTGATATTATCGTTGCTAATCCTTTCTGTCTAGCTAGCAAGGTTGTGTAACCTCCTTCCGTAAACCACTTAGTAAACTTAGCCTTGTTGGTTTCTATTTTAAAAATACCTTTTCTATAGTTACTATCTTTTTTAAGACTAGGCTTGTCTGCTTTTCTAGTTTTTCTATCTTCTTTACCTATTTCAGTAAGCTCAAATAATGTTTTATAGTTATTTTTTATAGTAGCAACATCTAAACTTTGAACGATGTTTTCGTAATTCAAAGCTAAAAACTCTTTGTATTCTTCACTAATTTCAACCTCACCTTTTACGTTAGAAATTTTACCCATTTGAGCTTTAACAGCTTTAGTAATTTCTTTTTTGATAAGATCTCTTAGTTGTTGTTCTAAGTTTTTTGGGTTTGCGTTTACTATGGTTTGTATTTTATTATTTAAGTCTATAGAGTTTGCTACGCCATAAATAACTTCTGATATCTTTTTTAACACCCTGGCTCTTTGACCCCTTGGAACTTGTTTAGTAGATTTAGTTGTTGGAGCGGTATCAGCAATCTGTCTAGCTTCTTCGCTATCTATGCTTTCCTCTCTCTTCGATTTTTCCCCTTTTTTAAATAACTCTGTTGCGGCATCTAGCTTAGCATAACCAATATCAGACATTATACGCTCGCCAATTGTTATTTCTTTTTTACTACCTGTTTTTCTTTCAGCTTGTGGATTATAATTCATTAGTCTATTACGAGCTGAAATTACAGTTTCTTTTGTTTTGGCTGGACTCATACCAAGGCTTTTTATATAACTATTTATAGCACCACCATTAAGATTTATAGACTCAAAAAGATCATTAAACTCTGGGCTTCTTTGAAACTGTTCTTTTGTATATTCTTTACCTTGTTCTTTTAATCTAGTTTTTAAGCCAGCTTCTATTTTGTTCACAGCTTCAACAGCTTTAGATCTATCTTTAGTTTCTGCTTGTGTTTTAGAAAAAGAAGATCCTGCTGCGGTTTTATCACGCCCAGCGAATTCAACCATGCTTTCACTAAGTTTACCCGCCTTAACGCTCTTACTGTATTCCTTCATGAAATCAAAAGCTTGTTCACCAGTTTTGATACTTAGTTTTTTATAAGGAGTTTCTTTTTTAAATATATTAGCTACATCATCTTTTATACTATTCCAAAACCCTTTGTTTCCTTCGTACGTTATATTGTTCTTTTTGTCTTCTATAATATCAGACAAAGCCGTAAACCATTCTGATGTGGTTTCAAGATCAATAGTTGTTTCTCCTGGAATTATATTTCCTTTTTTATCTTTTTTTGCGTAAGCAGTTTTAAGTCTTGTGTCAATTAAATCAAGAACTTCTTGTCCAAGGTTTGTCTTTATCTGGTTCTTAAATTGCTTTATTACCGTTTTTCTTTCGGCGGGTTTCATTTGGTTTAAAGCACCCTCCATTACAGCGTGTAACACCTCGTGAGAACCAACATTCATAGCTCCATATTCAGCAGCCACCTCTCTGTTAATCATTATTTTTCCACGACCATCAGCATCTCTAACAATATTAACACCATCAGAATTATTTGCTTCATCAGCAAGTTTGTTTGCCTCTGCCTGTATTTCCGCTTGTGTCATTTTAGACAAATCCATACCAGACATAACTCTACTAACATAAGCGCCTACGTATTCCTTGTTTGTATCAAAGGATTCATATGGATCAAAATCTAACTGTTCACTACTCACTTCTGCAAACTGCTCTGTTTCTTCTAAATATATTTTTTGTCTAGCTTGTTTAACCTCTTTACCTACTTTTGTTTTAGCCCTAACCTCAGAACTTCTACCATCTGTAGCGGCATATCTACCAATGATCTCGTTGATTTCCTTTTCAATAGCCTCGTAAGCTGTGTCTGCGCCTGGAACGGCTTCTGTACCTTTTTTATCAGCTTGTTTTTTAGCCTTTATTAATTTTTTTTGTAACTCTACTAATTTTTTTCTATCATTAACATCAGTAACTTTTCCGCTTATTTGAGAGTCTATATACGCATCACCCTGTCTTCTTTTAACTAAATTGTCTAAAGCAGAATCATTTTCAACTTTTACTTTAGCTTTTGCCAAAGTAATATCATCCATTTTATTTATTTCCTCAACAAACTTTGCTTCGCTAAATTCTTGTTTACCAATTTTGTATATACCTTTCTTTTTTAAAAGTTGTGGTAAAACAGTTACACCCGTAATAGCAACGCCTTTCTCAGCAATACCCTCTGTTAATATTTCACCAGCATCATATTCTTGACCACCAAACGTTTGCCCAGCAACCTCACTAGCAATACCACCAGCTACAGCTTTAGCTGTTGCCTTTACATTCCTTGTTGCTGCGGTAGAAATTTTCCCAACTGTTCCTTGCGCTGTGCGACCCGCCACGAGAGTTGTAAGCCCGTCAACAACGCCAATAGCAATACCACGTCTAATAGATCTTCTTTTTAATATATCTGCTCTAGTTCCAGTCATATTTAAAGAGGTATTACCGTTTGGATCTTTGTACTCTATAACAGTATCGTCGTTTAATAAAGCTCTTATATTTTCTGGCGTAAAATCTTTTCCATCTTCTAATAATTGCTCTTGCATTAACTGAGAGTAAGTCTGTGCAGCATCCATACTTCCTGAAAGACTACCCATAAAACCAGATAAAAAACCTAAACCTTTGCCAATTCCTGGTAGTTTAGACGTGGCGATACCACCAGCCCCACCAACAATAGCTCTCCCAGCTACGTCTGGTGACGTAACTAGCGATGTTACCATATTACTTAAAGATGATAAAGCAACGTCTCTTATGTATTCTGGGTTTTCAGCAACACCAACCATAAAAGCCATAGTGCCACCATCTTCTTCTTTTATTTGTTCGTATCTAGAACTATATTTTTTTACAGCATCAGTTTGCTCTGGCATACTATTAGCGGCTTTAACTAAAGCCTCCATTTCTTCGGCTGTAGCTCTTTTACCATTAGACATAACATCCCAACCTGCTACCGTTGATTTAGCTTGTTCTTTTCCAACCCCTAGAGATCTTAGCATTTCCGATGCTGATTCAGCAAAGAAATCGGTTACAACGTTATCACCCATCCCAAGTGCTTGAAAATTTCCTTTAAAACCATAATAAGACGGAGCTTGTTTATCAGTTTCTTCTACCTTTTCTATGCCTTTCTCATTTTCTTCTTCAAATATTCTATTAAAAAACGTAGATACAGTGTTAGAGGCTTCGTAAGCCTTACTGTTTTTCTTAAAATCATAAAACTCTGTCCCAAGATTATTTTCTGGTTGCTCCAAAGAACCATCGCCCGATTCTGACCCCATAACGTTTGACTCCGCCATCGGGTCCGCAATCGCAGAGTCTGTTGTCTTTCCCGGCTCTTGATATTCTTGTGCGCCAGGATATTTTTCTAAAAAGAATTCTAAATCTTCTTCGGCAACGTCAAAACCTTGCCCATCAACTATATATTTTTTCATTTAATTATCTTGTAAAGGTTTTAAAATCAATTGGCTTGAAAGGAGCTACGTCTGGAACACCGTCTCCATCGTAGTCACTCATGTTAAATTTTTTAATCATGTCTTTGTATAAGTATTTTATACCATTATGCGCCAATAACTCTTCTTGAGTGTACTGCGTGTCACCACTAACATATTTTTGAATACTGTTATCCCAAGCCCAAGTAGATTTATTATCTAAAGATTCAACTCTCTTTTTGTTATTAATATCTTGCGCTACGTCATCTATTTGCTCCCAAGTTTTATGACCACCTAATACATTTGCGCCCGTGCTTGATTTTGCACCGGCTTTTGTTTTATTAGACAAGGCGTTCATTCTTTTATTAAACTCCGCTTCAGCAAACTCCATTAATTTATCTTCAGTGATTTCACGTATAGCTGTTTCGTTGTAACCTGAATTAGTGGCTCCTTGCATACCAGAAACAACGTTGTTATTAGTTTCAATTTTATCATTCCAAACGTTTTGCCAATCCGTATTTGAACCGTAGTTAGCGTTAAACGTTTCTTTTATAGACTGATCCATACCAAATACATTATCATGAAAAGATGAAGCTAAAACATCTCCATTTGCTAAACCATTTTTCACGTATTTTGAAACTTCACTTTTGTCAAACTCATACAACCCATTGTTAAACTGCTTTCTAACCATTTTTTCAATTAAATCAGTGTAACCACCTCCAAAATCATCAGCTCTTTTAATATTATATTTATCTAATTCATCGAATGATAAAACTGCTTCACCACCGTTGTTGTCTCTTGTTCTAATTTTAACGTTTTTACCACCAGACTCGTCAACCTCAACAAACATTTCGTAGTCATCTATACCGTTTGCTGCTAATTTATTTAAAGAAGCTGTACCAGCAGCATTTGAATAAGTACCATCGGCTAACGCCTCGTCGTGATCTTTTAACAGGGCAGCTCCTTTGTCTAGTTCATTAGCAAACGCCAAGGAGTTTGAATATATTTGATTCATTAACCTTTTGTCTCCAGATTTTACGGCTATATCCATAGCCTCATCATCGGCTGCAAGATTATCAAAGATTATACCCTGTGACTGTTGATTGTAAAGTTGAGCAGCTTTTATATTCGCGTTAGTCATTTGGTTTTTTCTAACCTCACCTTGCTTTCTAGCTCTTTCTTCGTCTTTCTTTTTCTCAAAATTCCACTCTTGAGCCGCTTGCGTTGCTATCTGCGTAAATTGGTAAAACGGATCAGACTGTAAATTAGCCTCTTCGTGAGCTTGAAAATATCTATTATAAGCGTTTACTATTCCTTGATCTCCTGCCATATTAATTGTTTTTTATTTTTTCAGCTACTAATAGTGCCATTTCCGGTATCATACTATTAACAGGTACTCCATTCATTCTATACCCAGCGTCTTCCGTTAAAATATCATAACTAAACTTAACACCAGTATACTCAGTTTTACTAACAACATTTTCTTCTATGTCTGGGGCTGGTGTCCCCATGATCTTGTGCCAACCACCCACGTTAACCGTACGTGTTTCACCGTTATAATCTATTTTTACGTCATAGAAAGTATTTTTAGGGTCTTCTTTATAAGCATGTATTTGTAGAACTTCAGTAGGGTTTCCATCGTAACCAATAATTATATCTCCTACATTAATATCTTCAACAGCTACACTTCCATCAACAGTATCGACGCAAATACCCTTAGCTATACACGATGCACTTGTTATCTTAGCAGCCGCCACTTGACCTATCATATTGGTAAACCCACCTTTCTTTTTTGCTTTTGCACCAGATTTAGCTGCCTGTGCACCTAAAGCACCTTGTAACAATGTGGATATTCTATCCATTTCTAATTGCTGAGTGTACATATTACCCTCTCTTTCTAATTTTTGTATGTCAAAGTCTGTACTTAGAAATTGATCTTGTAATCTAGCATCTTCACCTCTTTGTAATCTTTCTAAATCGTAAGCCCCTTGTGCATCGAGTAAATCTAATCTTGATTGTTCTCCTCTAACTAATCTATCCATATCAGCTTGATAACCTCTTTCTAACTGATCTAATCTACTTGCTTCTTGAGCGCTTAAAGTTCCTAACCTAGCTTTTTCTTGTAACTCTTGTTGTTGCATTCTCTCCTCAGCACCTCTTTCTAGTTGATCTATTTGAGAACGTTCCTGTCTAATCATTTTATCAATATCAGTGGCGCCTTGAGCTTTCATCTGCTCGATACGAGCTTGTTCACCAGCTCTTAATTGATCAAGTTTAGAGGCTTCACCTCGCTGTAACATGTCTATTCTAGATGACTCTTGCAGTCTCATTTTTTCATTTTCAACTTCTTGTTTAGCTATGTCAGTCGAAGCAGCTCTAGCATCTTGAGAGGCTTGATTTGCTAAGGTTTGTGCTAATCCAGATATACCACTACCACCAGCAGCACCAGATAAAGCGGACATGATATCAGCTCTTGATTGTGCTTGTTGCTCAGCGGCAAAATCAGC